ATATGACCCTTGAAAATTTCAAAAGGATTATAGATGAAACAAAACACCACGTCAATCAAGTTGCTCTTGGTGGGAGAGGAGACCCAAATCTTCACCCTAATTTTAAAGAAATTGTTGAATATGCTAGATCGAACGGAGTCGTACCAAATTATACAACTTCTGGATTCGGGCTTACTGATGAACAAATTGAAATCTCAAAACAATGCGGTTCCGTTGCAGTTAGCAATTATAAAAATTTAGAAATGTATAATGCATTAAATAAATTAACTGCTGCAGGAATAAAAACAAACATTCATTATTTATTAACAAAGAATACATTTTTTGATGGAGTAAAAATTCTAAATGGTTATAATCCTTGGATACAGATTGTTCCAAGAATTCCTGCCCCATTTGAATTAGAAAAGATTAATGCAATTGTTTTTCTGTTATTTAAGCAAAAGGGCAGAGGGGAAAAATTGGATTGGACTCCAAATAGTGATCAGTTAAGGGTTTTTTCAAAGGCCGTTTTAAATTATGAAAAATATGATATTCCAGTAAAAATCGGAATGGACAGCTGTTTGATTAATCATGTAATAACATATGTTGATCTTCCGGTAAAAATTGATATGGGGGTAGACACATGTGAAGGCGCACGCCTGTCAATGTATATTACCCCAAATATGGAAGCGACCCCATGTTCATTTGCAGACAAAGATATGAGAGTTTCATTAAAAGACACAACCATAAAAAATGTATGGGATAATAGCAAACCTTTTAAGAAATTTAGAGAAAATCTAAAAGAAAATAAAACAACATGTCCAGTTATATTATAAGGAGGTGCAATGCCAATATATGAGTATGAATGTCCAGAGTGTAAAATAATTGAAGCTATCTTACAAAAGGGCTATAGAAAAAAAGAAGTGAAATGTGCCACATGCGGAATAAAAATGAAAAAAATAATTTCAAATACAACCTTCCATTTAAAAGGTGGAGGTTGGGCGGAGGACGGATACTATGAAAATAAAACATGATTTTGTAACAAACAGTTCATCATCAAGCTTTGTTATTAGCAAACATTGGTTATCACCGGTTCAAATTGATATGATTAAAAACCACATTATTATTGCATCTCATTTACCAAAGAATTTTGGTTGGTTTCATGAATGGGAAATTCAAGAAACAGATGGCGAAGTATGGGGAAGAACATCCATGGACAACTTTGATATGATGGAATTTCTTAAAGAAGTTGTTGAAATTGAATCAGGACATGTCTTTTGGGGAGGAGGTTGTCATTGAAAATAAAACATGATTTTGTAACAAATTCAAGTAGTTCATCATTCATTGTAGCATTTGATAAAAAACCAACCTTGAAATATTTAAAAAAGAAAATAATGTTTATAGAAAAAGCGAAACAGGTTTGGGTAGATTGCAAAGATCAAAAAAATAGAAAGCTGACACCTGACAATACAAAATTAATTGAACAAATAATATCAAATATTACAGAAGGTTGTTATCCAGAATATAGAGAATATGAAATTACAGAAGATGAATTTTTAAGAAACCATGCAATAGTTCTCCCAGAAGGGAAACGCCTTTGGGAGGATAAAGATATATTTGAGCAATATGAAAATGAAAATAGAAAAAGTTGTTATAATGGTGGTCTAAAGGTTGCCAAAGCGTTCATTAGAAATAACATGGAAAAATATATTTACTTTTTCACATATGCAGATGATGATGGTAGATTCTTTGCAGAAATGGAACATGGCGGAACGTTTGATGAAATGGAACATATTATATTAAGCAACCATTAATAAAGGGAGACATAATGATTTTTACTTTGGTTTGTGCGGTTCCTTCACAATTTGACCTTAAGCATCATTTGTCAATGAGAGAAATGGCAAATATTCCAGGACCAACAGATGAAGAATATCATTATTATGGTGATGCAATACCTTTTGATCTTGATTACAAAATGGATGTTGAGTTGCTAGAAGCTTTAGCTGGAACAATAGCAAGATCGAAAGTGTCAGTTCTAACGAATAGACGTCCCGAAATGTTAAGAAAAATATGTAATATTTTTAAAGAATTGGGATTGGTTATTCATCTGAGATGGGATCCAAATATGGCTGCTGTAACAACAAGAATGGAAAGACGCGACCCTATAGGACATGATTCAACAATGTACATGTTGATGGCAGTTAATGTTTTACACATCAATGGGAATAAAGAACTATGGGAGGGGGTTTTAAAGAATGTTGTTGAACTTGAAGACTATTATCCTCCTAAAGATGTTATGAAACAATTTGTATAAACAACGAAAAAATGGTGGGAGGAAAGGATTAACCCCCCACCATTTTTTTTCGTCAAAATTACTTAATAAAAAAGTTCAACTCTATTTTCTCAACAACTCTAGTTGGTTCAAGGGTGATATTAACATGAAATGTTTTTGTCTTTCTTTCATAGTCAGTAGCACCAACCTCAACTGAATAATTATCAAGACCTCTCTTTTGTTTAATAACTTCTAGGAATTCTGTAATTGCCCCAGATACCTGTCCCCAAGTAATGGCATCGTTTTGTTCAAAAATAAAGAAACGACAGAATTGTTCAAAAGCTCTCTTGCAATAAAGAACCAATCTTACAATATTCAAATCTTGAAGAGCGCTTGCCTTTGCTTGTGAAGTCAATTGACCCCAAACAACATAGCCTTGAGCAAATTTGACAATTGGGTTTAGTTGCTTCAAATACAATTGATCTCGTTGACCCAATCTTGGATTAAATCTCAATTCTTTGATTGTATCAATTGCTCCTCTGTTAAATCCTGCTGCAGCAAACCAAATCTCTGCAACATTGTCATTTCTAGGTAGCAGATATGACATATGATAAACAGGGGAGAACCACACATCTTGTCCTGTAAATGAATCAGCAACCTTACTATAACATTCATATAAAGCAACATAATAATTGTTAAATGTAAGAGTATCGTTTCTTGAGGTCAACGCTGCATTAACAGTAGCATTGTCACCATTATCAAGAATAGCAACACAATCACGTCTTGTTTGAACCAATGTACTGATTGCAGTTTTAACATCTGTTGGATAACCAGCATCATAAACAATTGTAAAATAAATTGATTCTGGATCTAAAATAGTATCATCGACTAGACCAGAATATGCTTGTTGTAACAATGTTTCTGCTTCATCAGTATCAAGATCGCCTGTAGCGTTTACTAATGAACCATCAGTTCCTTTCTTCAAAGGAACTGGTGTTGCAGATATAAATGGTGTAGCAACGCTCAATCTTGATTTTTTGATTTGATATGTAACTGCTGAAGTTGGATCGAAATCTGCAAGGTCATTTGCTGATGCTCCTGTCCAACCTCTACTTGCCAAATCTCTATCTGTATAGATTGTTGCTGTTTCACTGTCTGTTCCTGTTGCTTCTCCAATCCATCCATAAACTTCATTTCCCTTTGCGTCTTTAGCAATCACCATATAGATTGCTGGTGATGCAACAACGTCCCAATCAGAGAAATCTTGTTTATTGTCTGTAATAGCTGCTGTAGCTGCTGTTGAATCTACAGTAACTGTTCCAATGTCTTTGTCCCAAGTTCTGACGGCTGCATTGTAACCGGTTGTGTATGTATTGGTATCTTCATCAATAACCATTTCAAATCTTAATACAGATGAATATGTTTCCAATATATACTGAATCCATAGAGAATCACCAGCTGAATCTCTTGCATTTGGATCAAAAGAAACTTCAAACGATTCAATAATAACATCATCACCATCTGATTGTTTCTCATAAATATCCATTGTATAAACATCATTCAATAATGGATTTGATGATTCAACAAATCTGACACCAATACCATTGTAATAATCACCACGTCCAATTGGATATAGATAACCAATCGGAAGGGTTGTTCCTGATTGTGCTAAATTTGTTAAAATTTCTGCTGCTGTGTTTATAGAAGCTGTATATGAAACAGCAATTGCAAATGAACTTGCTGAAGTTGCATCAGCATCATATGTAGCATCAATTCTCAAGTTTGAGAAAGCAGCATCATCTGGAAGGCATCTCATCCAATAAAGAGATCCAGATTCACCTAGATGATTATAAGCAATATAAGGACCTTGTCCAAAATTCTTGCCATAATCTGTAATGTTGGGTTCACCCCACTCTGAAATAAAGTCTGATCTTCCGCCAACAAATATTACTTCGTTGTCTCTACCTTTTTTTGATAATCCACAAAGAAAACCAATAGTAGATGGAACAGCTTGAACAAATGTTGAAAGATCAATAATTTTTGTATATACACCTGGAGATATATTATTAGCCATTTAGTTTTTTCCTCCGCCATAGATTTTTATCTAATTTAGGTTTATCCTTTCCTCCAGGTCTAAAATTAAAATCTCCTTTCTTTAAATTTCTCCTTAAACGTACAAGTACCAGATGAATATCAATCGTCTGCTACTATCTTTAATTATTGTTGGAAAAGTAACTCTCGCAAATAAGTTGAATTGCCCACCATATCCTCCCGCGCTACTTGCAGAAGTAAATAGACCTGCCTCACTCAATTGCTCTCCGTCGGCATCATCAACCGATAGGGTTGGTGTAATTTTTAAAATTAAATATCGGTTCTCATTTAATGAATCAGTTTCAAATATAATACTATCAAAATATTTTTTATAATAACCTGCTGTTGGAATGACACGAAGATCAGCGCAAGATGAATCAGTGGAATTTATCATAACCTCAGACGATAACCCATCATCGCTAATAACCGGAGCAATTGGAGTATAAGGATCTGAAACATTAACCCCACCATCTCCCAAGCCAAGCCATGAAACAAACTGATCTTTTCCATTGGTAGAATCAGAAAGGTAGGAATTATTTTGATTAACCAATCTTTGTGCTAATATCTCACGTCCTAAATAAACAACCAGGTTACTTTTTCCGACTATTTTTTTGTTTCCCGCTTCGTCTATTTCAAAGATTTTAACATATCCTTGCGGCCTTCTATCGGATCCTGTTTTTTTACCCGCTTTATCAACAAGACAATTATCGCCATAATAATCGTGAGCTTGTACTTCCATATCTTTTTCCATATTATTATACCCTTATAATGCAAAGTTTTATACCATTCTTATTATTTTGTTCTTGTTGTCAACCTTTATTGGAATGACGGAAAAATGGTAGAGCCATATCTCAGGCTCTACCATAACCCTACATGTTTTCTAAATTATATTATTCTAAAAATGTTCCACAATCAGGACAGAATTTAAATGATGATTTTGATTTTTTACCACAAGAAGAACAGGTCAATTTTGTTTGAATTGAAATTGGTTGTTTAATCGCTTGTCCTTGGGAATCAAGTCCCTTCAAATGAATAATAATTACTTGAGAAGGATCTGTTCGTCCAATAGATGCATATTGAAAATCCTGATTAATTTCAGAGCCTTTTACAGTAATACCCATATCATCAATTGGTGTTTCCAATGATCTTGCAGAAAAGCTTTTTGCTATATTTTCAGGCGCATCACAATTTGGGGATCCAGTTGAAGCAAATGTATGCACGCCCCCAACAAAAGGACTCTTAACACTACCCTCGTATATAGAATTCCAATCCGTATGATAATGATACTCATTTATAATCTGTTTAATTCTAACAGGTTTCTCAACCTCATAAGCAAATTCAACGCGAATCATTCCATCATCAATTTTGTCTCCACGATGATTTATTATCGCTTCTGTTTTCTTTATGAATTTGAACTTGTTTTTGGCAGTGTTTCCTTTTAGAAATCCCTCAAGTTCAACTGATTCATTTCCATTAATAATCAACGAATTACCGTCAAGAACATCTTGCCCATCAATATTAATGTCAACAGAAGCGCGGCGTGAATTAAGATTTTTTAGAAGAATTGAATATTCGCTTCCAAAAGGTAGGGTGACAAAATCATCTTTAACCCTCATAATTTTGCCATTGTGTTTTACTTCTACTACAAACATGTCTTTGTATG